TGTTCAAACTCAAATTTCATCGTCTCGTCTGACTATTCTTATCTCTGACTTCGTATAGCATATACTCAAAAGTTGCATTGGCAGTAAAGTATTCATTATCTGAACCAGTAACATCAAAAGGTACTGTAGATAAAGATACAGGAAATAAATTCTTAAATAAAACATCAAAATTTACAATATTATTATTGTTCAATACCTGTAGTGTAGCATCAGAGAATCTACCTTCTCTTCTATTACCCCAATCCCTCTCCCAGGTCTTATACCAATCTGCTCTTTCCTTCATGTCTTGAGGAGTTCCTAATGCTCTTATCCAGTTATGAATTTCCATATAGTTTCTGAGATCTTCATCAACTATAAATTCAAGATTAAGATTTCCATAAACCATATTTCCCTCAACTGGGATAGGAACCATACCTCTAGTAGGTATATCAACCTTACCTAATGTTAGGTCTGGTATCTCTGCCTTCTGGCATAAGAACGAAACCTTCCGTGCCTTATCCAAAGTAAATAAGAATCCTATTGGAGAAAGGTAATTTTTATTTGTTAATTGATCCTTATACCAGTTTGCCATGTTATGCGTTAATGTTTTCCAACCATGATGTAGAGATATATTTCTCACCTTTTAGAGGGGGATTGCCTCTATGAGTGTGAGTAAACCCTGCTGGCCAAATTAATACTTGTCCTCTCTTGGGTTTAAATCGTTTTCTTTGATATAGAAATTCAGTCTCACCACCTTCTTCAACATTATTCAAATACATCATCGTAGCTACAATACGACGATTACAACCTAAACTCCCATCTTCTGAATGCCAAGCATGATATCCTTCTGATGGTAATGTTCTTTGTACATTCAAATATGCTTGTTGATATCTGAAATGTAGTAGTTGCTCATATTGATTAACATACTCATGCATGCACATACCGACTATCTCATTATATTGCTTAACATACAAGTACCCGCATTGATGATCTAACATGAAATCTTCAGTTGCTAGACAGGTATCTTTTCTCTGGTGTGCTTTACGCTCCTTGCCAAAGATACCTCTACGTTTAAACGTAGCACCTACGTTATCTTGATATTTCCAATAGTCGATTAAAGGTTGAGTATCATATTCAGTATCAAAGACACCGATAAAATCCTCAAACTGCATATCAGTAATCATAATACAGTCATAATTTTAACTATTTAGTCACGTACCCAATGACCCCATCCATCTCAATTTCAGGTGGAACAATCAGTACAAACCCTATTCCTAAATTAAATACTCGTCTCATTTCATCTTCTTCTATCTCACCTGCTTTCTGTATCTTATTAAAGATCTCTGGTCTCTCCCAAGAACTATAATCAATCTCTGCTTTTAATCCTTCAGGTAATATACGTGGGACATTCTCAACCAGTCCACCACCTGTGATGTGTGCCATACCTACGATAGGTATCTCATCCATTAGATCTTTAACCTGTGGCCAATAGATTGTAGTTGGTGTAAGTAACTCAGGAGTATCTTTATAATAAAGTTTATGTCTCCATAACATATCATTAATAAGACTGTACCCATTACTATGCAGTCCACTACTGGGTAATCCTATTATCTTATCACCTTCTTTAATTAACTTACCATCAATGATTTCATTCTGTTCTACAATACCTGTACAAAATCCTGCAAGATCATAGTCTTTAGCAAACCTACCATGTTCAGCAGTCTCACCACCTAAAAGATGTACCATTGCCAGATCACATCCCTTGATGATACCTTCCATTATCTGATCTGCTTTATCATCTAACTTCTCACAAGCAATATAATCTAAGAAATATAATGGATGTGCTCCACAACAAATCACATCATTAACACACATGGCAACAAGATCTATACCAATGGTTGTCCAATCATTAAACACCATAGCCATATTGATCTTAGTACCTACACCATCAGTACCAGAAACTAATACAGGTTTATCATATCCAGATGGTAATGGCATCATCCCATTAAATCCACCGATATGAGGAACTTTTGATTTTAATCTTTGAACGAATGCATTACCAGCATCAATGTCAACACCAGAGTCTTTATAATTCATAATTAATCATTTATTCCATATTTTGATAAATCATACTTTGCCATCCTTAATGGTTCATGTTTAACTACAGGTGGTTTACCTATTATATCCTCAACCTCACCTACTATCTTCTTCAATCCTATATCATATGGTGTTGGTGCATTTTGTAAGCACACTTGTAAACACAGTAGTTGTTCGTCAGTAAATGTAAAGGTATGATCAGGCATGGATTCTACATGTACTATGAGGATCCCAACAATCAGGACAATCCATTTCTTCTTTATAGTTTTCTAACTTGTGTATAAGATCATCCATTTGACTTGAAAAGTATTCAGCACCTTTCTTCTTAGGATCTATACGTTCCTTTCTCCATTGACATGTCCATATTAGTCTTTGGATATCACGCTCATTAAACTGCATAAGAGGATATTATCATGATATGATATATAGTAATTTACTGTGAGGGAAGGAGTCGAACCTTCAAGTCCCGCCAGGAACATCAGGGAAACAACCTGACACGTTTACCAATTTCGTCACCTCACAAGGTAGCCCTTATTTAAGGGCTGAAATCAAACGAGTGACTCCTATTCCTCCACCACTTCTAGGGAAGAAATCGAATGATAAGAAGTCTTCAAGTTCCTTCTCTACTCTACTTCTACCGAATTTATCGATAATGAGTTGAGCATATTCTCCATTTGATATGGTGTAGAATGTATCACGCATTTGTTCTTTGTCGGTACTCCTTTCAGCACTACCGATAGTTTCCATACCACCTAAGATAACATCAATCTTTCTACTTGTACCGTCATCATTTCGTGACATATTCCAGAAAGGTGATGTCCATTCAGGGAACTCAGTAATCATTCCTCGACCAATCTTTTTCTCATGGTCATGGTCGAGTTCTTTTGTGTTGAATTTTTTACCCCACTCATCATAGGTTTTAATATTAGATACATCTAATGGTATACCTAACCATTGACATAACTCAATTTCCATCTCTTTTAATTCTTCAACACCTCCCTTCATTTCAAACTCAAACATGGGGAAGATAGTCTCGTGTCTACCTGGAACGGGATTAGGTTCTGCACGATATGAAGTAGAGACACAGAAAAACCCTTCTGCTGAAGGGTTAGAAAGTAACTCATGTTCAAGCCACATCTGACCTGTCTGAGGTAGTGGCCAAATGTTGCCACCATACTCATAACTTGCTACAGTCTCAGGGTCTTCACATGCAGCAAGGATACTCAATCTATTTTGAGTATGTACTTCATAGAAATTTTTAGACAAAAAAAATGACCGTAACTCGGTCACAACATCCGTAAACTCTTTTGGATCAATCAAACTTGTCATTATTTTTAGTCAAACTGATTTATTTATAAAGAAAAAAAGAGGGTTTAAACCCCCTTTATGTGTGTTACCAAATAACCTGGTACGGGATTAGTAATGGCCTTAGTAGAATATTGTCCAGTAAATGCTGCAGGAATAGAAGGACGCTTTTTGTTATTGCGTACTTCCTCCAAAGTGCATTCAACAATAAATGCCTTACCGAGTGGACATGTGCTCCATCGCACGTCAGATGGCTTTCGGCCCTTTCCTGCGAATTTGATTGAGGGGTCACTTGGATCAATCCAATTGACATAAGTCATAAGTTTTAGACTTTTGCTAAACAACTTACGTATCATACAACTAGACAGTGTTTTCTGTCAAGTACGGAAGCTCATGGTATGGTAGTTCTGGGTGTCAGAGGGTGTCAGAGGGTGTCAGAGGGTGACAAATTTGAGTATTACAGTTTGTAAAGGTATGGGAGTGACAAAAAAAGAGACCCCTGAGGGTCTCTTTTTGAAATTGTAATATCCGAATTACATGAGGTTTGCAACCTGTACACGTCTGTAATACTTGTTAGTATTAGCAGTAAGTGCTCCAGAACCTTGGGTAAGACCTTGTGCGAAGGGGTTAGAAACCATTCCGTAACGAGTCTTGAATCCAATTTTTGGTTGGAAGGTGTTAGGGTTGATTGCTCTGACTTGCTGCAATGGAACGTAAGGACAGTAGAATAGTCCAGCATCGTATGCAGATGTACCTTTGTATCCAGCAACATAGAAGTGCTTATCAGATACGTTAGCAGAGTATGGGTCAACGTAAACCTTGATGCGTCCGTTAAGAGTACCAACAAGAGTTGAAGATGTATCGTCTACACCAGTCAAACCGTTGTTACCATTAAGAGCAGGAGCGTAGTCAAGAACGCCAGCCATTCCAAGAGCAGAAGCCACATCAGCAGAGCAGA